AAGGATCAACCTTTTCCCAACGACCAGCTAAGATATTAATGTAGGATTTATGAAGTTTAATCCTTTGCTTAATTTGAGCATCAGTAAGGATCAGACTGTTACTTGAAGATACTACCGAGTTATTGAGGTATTTCTTATATAAAGGGACACAACCACCCAGAAAGATACGATGTGAACAGAGGGGACAATTGCCAATGTTACAAAGAGGACAATCCTTCATTGATCCATCAGAAGGAAGTTCATGATTTTTTAAGACCTTTTCATAGCCTTCAAGTAAGATAGCATGAGCTGTCAACAGACGAGCAATATGTGCATCAGAAAGAGCATTTACCTTCTTAGCACAAACCTGGGCAATTTGTAGATTATTCATTTGATTATTTGTTAGTTAAGTGTTTTCTGTTTTTATAAGTAAGCCAGTTAAGCCAAAATAAGCCCTTTTAAGACCAAATAAGACACTATTTATTCCTGACCGCCCATACTATATCCCACACTATAATAGTAATCCATACGATCTCCTGACGGCCCATACAAGTAAATATCTATTATTATACCATAAAGAAAGAACTCTAACCCATAAAAGACTCTAGCTACAAGAGGTTGTTCAGAAGCAATAAGGAGTCTGTTTGACTCTTAGACATGCAAGGTATAATACCTCTATCTACCAATAAGTTATAGGTAGATAAGAGTATTACTATACAAGTAAAACTAGGCACTATTGAGAATGGATGAGCCATGTTTTGGATATCATCTTTAAGCTTTAGCAGCTCATTTTGGTCACCTTCTATGACCACAGTTGTTTGGGTAAATGGTATTGCTTCCATTTGGTTATTAGTTAGTTAAGTATGTGATTTGATGAGTATGAATTCGTCTCCAAGAATAGGTTTATAGGTATGTTCTTTCCCGTCTTCTCCCAGGTATCTTATCAAGCCATATTTATCAACCCAGTGAGAAGCTTTGGATGTATTTATGGTCTCTTTAAGTGGCTTATTATCTTGATTATCACCTAACATAGATATTAGTTTATCCATGTATTTAGAAGGTATTTTACGTCCAGGCTGAAGGGTTCTGGCTGGCATATTACATTCCAATTCTATCCTCTTAAGGGTATAACCTTTTGCTTTTAGTTGATCTATTAGTTCCATATCTTGTTACATTTTGTGTAACAAAGGTAGTAAAAGGTATTGAATCTTGTTACATATTTGTTACATTTCTTCTGTAGGCAGTATTCTCATTGGGCTGAGACAACATTACCCTATACAATATATAATAAGGAGCTACACGCAATATATAATAAGGGATAAAAAAGGGGATGCACACGAACTGGACAGGCAATTAGTACATGTTCTGATCAGCTGAGAACTGATCGTGCACCCCCGTACCCAAACAAGCCAACGTAGTCTATGATGGAATCGAACCATCCTAGACTATATATAATATATTATACTGTATTAGCTAGACTATCAAACGAAGTAAAAAAAGGGGAGTCGAAACTCCCCCAATCTTTCAGTTCATCTTCTCGACGATGATCTGGCCTTTACCTGACCCCATGAGATATTCATCTTCATGGAAGGTGATGCCATCATCTTCAACGTCGAATGCATCAGGTGTTCTGAGTGCAGCTGCTGCCAATGCACCACCAGATACAATTACTTCAGCATTAGGATCACTCAACTGAATGTTGATACCATGCCTTGTTTCCCCTTTGGTTTCAAAAGAGAATGATCCTTTGACTTCAACAGCCTGCATGCGGAATCCTTTGACGAAACCCAATGCGGGTGCGTCAACTTCAACTTTTCGTGCCATAATACTTGAAATTTAAAGTTAAATTGATTTGTTACACATCGAAGCACGGGGCGGTACGGGGTAGGGGGCTTAGGGGGTCTAAGGGCATATTAGGTATAGCGGTTATTTTGGTATTGAGGGTCCAGGAGGGGGTATCAATAAAAAAAAGTATGGGGTGGGGGTGTGTATATACGGGGAATGTTTGTATGTTTGTATATACGTTAAAAGAATAGGAGGTAAGTAATGGAATTAAGGTGTACTGGATGTGTGCATGTAGGGTCGATAGGGGGGCCTTGCAGTTCGTGTAAGAGGCATTTAAGGTCCGATGCGGTATCGGGGGTGTATATAGGGTATTCTGATCATTATAAGGATGGTCATATCCCGGGTAGATCTTCAGTACAAGAGAAACCTTATGTATCCCGGGATGGATTAATCTGTAGAGGATGTGTTCGTTGTGGTGGTGAATTATGGAGTCAATGTAAGACTTGTTCCAGGTTGATAGATACTGCAGGTGTATATAAGGGTGTCAAGACTGATAATTATCATTCAGAATCAGGTTGTCCAGATGATATCCGGGTATCTGAAGTTGAGAAAGTAAAGGGTGAATTGGTTGGGATGATTCGGGAATTACGGGATCTTTTTCAAAGGACGGATAAGAAGGTTGAGGGGATGTATAAAGAGTACAGCCAGGATAAGGAATTAGCCTTGGAAAAAAAGATGACCATGGCGAGATATGACAATGAAGGTCGTTCTATTTTCAACAGTATCTGTGGATTGATTGATAGTGCTCTTGATGTTGAAAAGAATAAGGCCAGACGAATTGTTTATCTGCAGTTAAAGGAGCGTGCCAAGCAATTAAAAAATAGTCTATGATCTTAGGTTTTCATCGTCAGTTTGTAGACCCTATCCTGGAAGATCGCAAGAAGCATTCTATACGCGAGGATAGACATGATCGGTGGAAGACCGGTATAATGATCCACTTTAGTATTGGAGTGCGTACAAAGGGCTATAAATGCTTTAAGAAGGGTCCTTGTGTTTCCACTCAGCGGATCCGGATTGAATACCGGGAAAGGAAATGGCCTCACATTTTTATTGATGATCGCGAACTGGATCCTGATCAGATGGAAGTTCTGGCCCGTAATGATGGGTTTGAAAACATGAAGACCTTTTTCTGTTGGTTTAATAAGGATTTTAAGGGTAAAATCATTCATTGGACTGATTTAAAATATTGAATATGAGAGTATGTAATTGTGCGTTGCCGGCCATGTATGGATCGGAGATCTGTAGGGGATGTTCTAATAATACGACAGGAATAAATCCGTTTACTACCGGAACGTATCCTATAACCGTTGATTCTGAATTATTGCCTACAAAAAGTAGGGAAGAGTTGATTGCCGATTATAAACGGTTGATCGATATCCTGGAGAAAAAACCGGTAGGGAGAGAGGATCTGCAGGCACTAATAGGTGATATTAGGAACATGTTGTTACCTTTAGCCATGCACGAAGAGACGAAGAGTATGTTGAATGGGATTATCGAACGGATTGAAAGATTGAAAGAGAAATGTTCGTAACGATTATTTTTATTGGTACCCGGGAATTGGGTGATCTTCGTAACTGTTGGTTCATATGGAACTAGTCATTAGAAGTGGATGGGTCTATCTGGATGGTAGGGTCTTATCTCCGGAAGAGGTCACCTGTTATTTCATGGAGAAGAATGAGGCTTTCCTTTATTTACTCACTCAATTTGATCTGATCTTATGAAAGCAGAAATCATAAAGGAACCCTGCAGGGATTTTACCGAGAGTGTCCTGGAAAAGAAAAAGGGTCTTTGCAGTCGTTGTGGTTTTACATTGCAAGAACATCTTGATAGGTGGAACGGATTTATCCATATCCATCACCGTGAACCTGAAAAACAGGTTTTAAAACCACGTACCGTCGAACCGCGTCCGGGAAGGAATGATAAATGTCCTTGTGGAAGTCGTAAAAAATATAAACTATGTTGTGGAAAATGAAACCGGTCATTCGTGACCAATCAATTGGTGGACCTTTCATCCACTATTCGACTTTTCATCCGAGTAATCCTTACCGGTATTCCTATTCCGATTTTGGGGATCCGTTCTATGGATGCTGGTTATGGAAACCGTTACAGGATTCTGTATTGACAGATTTCACCGAATACAAGAATTTTGAGCCCACTGGCTCCATCGGGTGTAAACTTCTACTTAAGAAGAACGATTACCGCTATAATGGGGCAGTACTGCAAACCCTGAACTTTAATAAGGGATGGAAAGAAGGAAGATATGAATTCCAGGCTACCTTCCCGAAAGAGGCTGTAATGGCTTCATTTTCACTTGTGGATAGGGAAAAGAATGTTCATTTTCTTATCATGTCATTGGGCCCTTCAATTTTGATTATTTGTGAAGGGAAAGAATATGTGATTGAGAATTTTGATTCTCCGGTCCGGTTCTGGATTGAGAGAAGGGAAAAATATCTTGTCGCAGGTATCAACACTTCGGTTCTCATGGTCTTAAAAGGAGATCATGATTTGGATAAATGGTATCCCTGTTTCAAGATCGAGGGTTTCAATGATTTTACAAACATGGTCGACAAGGCTGAATTTAGGATTGACTATTTTAAGGTTTTTCAATTGGATGAATGGAAGAAAACAAGACAACGCTGTTTCCGATCCGCGTGGGAGACCATCAAAAGATGGTTCTCAGGAAACACAAAGGGATGATTGGTCCTGCCCTTCGTTGGTGCATAGATCATTTTGATTTGATCTTGTTCCTGATGGACCTGAAGAAAAAAGATATTAATGAGTTTACATTTAAACAAATACAAAAACGATTATGGCGAAACGTGAAGAAGCAGGAACCATCTATAAGATTGGTGAAATAACTATTTTTAAAGGCAAGGATGAAAAAGAATACCGAAGCCGGGATCTGATCATCGAACAACATTATGAGAGTCCGTATGGTGAACGGTTCAACTACGTTAAAATGACGGTAGCTGATAAATTGTGTGACCAGGTGGGAGGATTTCATTTCGGTGACAACGTGATCTTTGAATATTATATTCAGGGTATCAAGTATAACAAGAAGGATAAGGAAGGAAACAAAACAGATGAAGAAGATGTCTTCATGAAACTGAACCTGGCTAAAATTGCCCCCAAAGGACAATATAGAGCCGAATTTACAACTACTGGATCCCAGATTGCAGAAATCGATCAAATGGAAGAACCGGAAAAAGACGATTTACCTTTTTAATTATGAAATCAACTATTCAGGAATTAGCCCTTCAGTGGGCCCGTCAAATTTGGAGCGGAAAATTGGATGAAAAAGATTCTCATCCTGAAGAACTGCTTAAGATTATTCAAAAAGAAGCCGGCTGTGTGCCAATCCCATTAAAGACCATGAAGGGAAGAGTCCTCCTTAAACTTCTCGATACGGATCATTTGCTTAAATCCAGGGGGATTATTATTCCGGACGGAGTAAAAAAGATTGATCCTATTCAGTATAAAGATCATCCGTTCCAGGGATATGTTGTTGCGATGAACCCTGATGATTTTTCCCTTATTTCTCTCATGGACAGGGTTTATTTAGGCTTTCCTGCCACGGATATCGTTAACTGTCACGGAATAATTTATCACTCTGTTCCAATTTCACAAATAGCAGCCATTGTGTTATAATGAATAATTTTATTTATTTTTGCAGAAAGTGTTCCTTGAATTGAATTGTGGCGAACACAAAAACATAAGAGTCTCTTGAGGCTCGCCTTCAGAAGCCCGCCAGGTATTACTGCCAATAAAGACCAGCGGGTTTCCCTTTTTGTATACCCACAGATATCGCCCTTAAGGGCATTATTATAACCAGATGGAAAAAGAAAAGTTTAATTTGGAAAAACTTGCAGGGCCCTTATGGGGTAAGTTCTGGATTGTTCCAGGAATAGAGGTTTATCATCGTAATGATGTAGACCCAGGTGGCCATGTAAGAGAAAAATCCTGTCCGCTGACGGTTGATAAGGTTGATCGGCAATCGATAAAGAACGGAGAAGAAAAAGTTGGCTTCCGGATCCGTGGAGTTATTTGCCACTGGTTTAAAGATGGGCAATATAGCAAAGGTGTCTTTTTTACCAAGGAACTATTGCCTAAAGATATTGTTGATAAAGGGTTAATCCTGGATTGGCTTAAACGATGATTTCAGACGCTTTTTTAGAGTTTACGGATCAGGTGGAGATCCTACCCTCAGCAAGGGGATTCAGTATCTTTACGACCCTGTATGATGCCGATAAGAGCGTTAAGAAAGGTCTTTATCGATCCCAACTCAACTATTTGTATTATGTGTGGACACGGACTAGTCCATTTTTTAGCCGTTATACTCCGGAAGAACGTGAAAACCTTTTCTTTACGCAGATAGAAAAGGCCAATCCTAAAAAAATCAAAACTCCTGAATTAGAATCAGCTATACGTGTATTTATCCGTCACACCTTGACCCAAACAGAAGGCCAGTTGCAACAGATCTACGCCGACTTTGATCGTTTTTTGCAACACTTGAATGCGATACCGTGGGATCGGGAAGAAGTAATCGTTACCAAAGAGGGTAAAAAGGAGATCATTAAATCCCGTAAAGTCTCCAACATGGAAGAAAGGATGAAAGCCATTTCCAACGCTAAAACCATCCTTGAACTTCAAAAGACCCTTGAAAAATTAGTTAAAGAAGAAAACAAAGCCAGGGCCAAAGGCAATGTCCAGGTCCGCAAGTACGAAGACCGGGAAACTGTTGAATCAATGAATTCTCAAATCTTACAAAATGGAAAATCTGTTTCTTGATCGTATTCAGGAATTCGGTGATTTTATCAATTGGCCGTTTCTTTTCATGTTCATGATGATTGCGTGGATCATCAACCAGCTTTTTAAAAAAAGCGTTTCGTTAAAGATCCTTAACCGAACGTTTCTGAGAACTTTGCTGATCGGGATCCTGATCGGTATTGTCTTTTTCTTTCTAGGTGAAGAACAAACAAGGTTTCAAGTTTTACGACTGGCCTGTACAGTCTTTTTTGCCATGTTCATCATGTGGGATGGACTAAAGAAGTGGATTGATTATCTCAAAGAGAAATTCTCTTTCAAAAGATATCGTCACCGTTAACCCAAACTAAAAAAAATACAATGGCAACAAAGAAAACCTCCAAACCTCTCAATAAAAAAGAATTGGATGAAGTAACCGCCACGGCTGTTAAAGTCATTTCGGAAGCCTCTACTATCGCAGCAAAGAAAATTGCTGATGCAGCAGAAGAAGCCCATAGGGTAGTCTCTGATGCTGCTGCCACTTCTGTTAAGGTCTTACATTTGAAAAGTGCCGATGATCATGACTTGTTGATCGAATTAAAAACAAGGATGGAAGGACTAAAGACAGATATTAAAGACATCAAGGATGGTACCACTAAAAGAATATCGGATCTTGAAGAAGGTAAAGCCAATAGGGATGATTTTGAACAACTGAAAGACGAGGTCCATGGTAAAAGGGAAGAGCGCATACGAAAACTGGAGAATGCGTCAGATAAGAACTGGATCTATCTTGGACTTTACATCCTTTTTACCGGAGGTCTTACAGCATTACTTCTTACACATATATTCAAATGAAAGTACAACTATACCGGCATGAGGATAATGGAGTACAAACCGTTTCCAACGCTTATGTCGTAACGGATGCCGGATCGAAACTCTTTTCATTTTATTTTCTTGAATTGGCCTGGCATAGTAATCAAAGAGGGATCAGCTGCATTCCAGCAGGTATCTATTGGGTTGAAAAGAAAGTGGCAGGTGAAGATGGATCCCGGTTTAAGTATCCGCACTTTGAAGTTCTCGATGTTCCCGGACGGAAAGAAATCAAATGGCACAGGGGTAACTTTCATGATGATATCCGTGGCTGTTTCCTTCCGGGTAAGAACATTAAGGACATAGGGCATGATAAACAAGTCGATGTAACCGATAGTGCTAAGACCCTTCAGAAATTATGGGATATGCTTCCCAAACGTTTTCAATTAGAAATATTTGATTTTCAAAAGCCATGAAGATAGACTGGTCAAAGTTTAGTTTTCAGAATCTGCTGATCATCCTGCTTATCGTGATAAGTGGATTTTTTCTTATTAAATGGAACATCTCACAGCATGAAACCAAAAAGGTTCAGGATGAATATGCAAAAGAGATCTTGCAGTATGATTCCGTTAAGATTGTCAGCGATGGTATCTGGAGCAAATATGTTGCTCAGACTAAAGAGGTATCTGTTCTTCGTAACCTGAAAGACAGCATTCCCGAACTCTGGAGGATCATCAAGGATAACAATGAGAAAGTTAAACTCCAATCGTATGTTAATTTAACCCTTCAGTCAAAGGTCGACAGTTTACAAAAGGTTGGTATCGTTTATATCACGGAAAAGGATTCCATTTTTCCCAGGATCGATTTTGCGTCTTATTATCCAAACCCGGGATATGCCTTTATCACTTTTAAGGGAACGATCTATAAGGGCCTTTTAAATGACTCCTGGGAGTTTGGCAACTTGTCTTTAGGGTTGACTGTTACAGAAACACAGCCGGGAATATGGAAGAGCTACTTGTCTGGCCCGGATTGGATCACGATTAATGATCTTCAGGTTCAAAGCACCATCAAAGAAAAAAAAGATCCTTTCTTGAAGATCTATGTCGGTGCTGGTTACTTCAGATCCTTTGATAATAAACAGGGTCCATTGGTTGCCATGGGATTTGATATCAAGAGACGACTGCTTTTAACTGCAGGGGTTAGTACACAGTTTGCTTATGGTTCACTCTTATATGGATTTTAATGCTTGCAAACACTCATCTGTTTTCTCCGGTTATTGCCGATGGTCGTATACCTCGGGATAGTATCTACTATGATTCCTGGTATGATGAGATGTATGAGTATATCATGAACGGGTATTCAGTTGGTGGGACGCGGATTACCGGTGATCATTTTTGGTATCTTAATTTCTGGCCGATCTTCGGACTCAACCATAAGACCGGGCGCAAGACTATTATCAATCCCCGTTTCCTGGAGTTCGATTATGAATATTTTCATCATATCGAGACCTGCAGGAATGTAGGAAAAAATATGGGTGTTTTCAAGCGTCGACAGATTGGAATGACCGAGAAACATGCTGCACTTGGAGGAAAGGAATTTACCTTCTTTCCGGGCTCTCAGACCGTTTATGTGGCTGGAGAGGATAAATATACCAATCGACTACTTGTTAACACCAGGAGGGGTTTAAATGGCCTTCATGACACTGAATTCTATAAGAACCGTGATCCGGACCGTTTCGATTACATGATGGCTCATTATTCTGAAACGATTGAACTTGAAGACGGAACCAAACAGAAAGTAGACAAAGGCCTTCTTTCGGAGATCATGGGATTCACGGCTAAGAATAATCCCCAGGTTGTATCTTCCAATTCACCATCCCTGATCATATTTGAAGAGGCTGGTGTTTTCCCATTGGTAAGGGAGACATATGCTTATGTTAAGCCTTCGATGTATGCTGAAGCACAGAAAACGGGAATGGCAATCTTCGTTGGAACCGGTGGAAAGATAGAAAGTGGTGGTGAAGCTTTTGAATATATCTTCTATAATCCGGATGAGTTCGATATCCTCAGTTTTGACCTTAGTGAATATGATGATGATGTTCCTTCAGACACAAAGAAGGTTTGTTATTTTGTTCCAGATTGGGTCTTCTGGAAAATCGATAAGGACGGTAATAACCTGAAAGAAGAGTCCATTGCAGACCGTGACCGTATTGTTGAGTCTCTGGAGGGGAAAGATTCGTATCATGAAGAAAAAGTTACCATGCCCCGTAAGCCGGCAGATATGTTTGAACTTCCACAGGGAGGATATTTTGGTAAGGAGCTGGCTTCAAGGATGAATAAATCCCGTTCTAAGATCCTGGCTTCTTCTGAACTGTATGGAAAGAAACGGGTAGGTCGGTTAGATTGGATCTATTCAGGGAAAATGATTGTGGGTGTAGATTGGGCTGAAGATCCGGAAGGAGATATCCAGATCTGGCAGATGCCTATTAGGGTAAACAGTGATAACCGGATTGTTAAAGATGAGGAAGAAGGTACTGTACCCTGGGGTCTGTATCGTCAGGGTACGGACTCTTACGACAAGAGTGAAGCCAATACAAGCGTTTCTAAGGGTTGTTCTATTGTAAAGAAGGGATTCTTCAATATAGAGCAATCATCTAATCATATGGTCGCTAAATGCTTTATGAGGGGTGAAAACGCCTATACCTTCTTTGAGAACACGGCAAAGATGGCTTGGTTTTATGGAACACAGAACTTGATTGAATGGAGCAACATATTGATATTCGAATGGTACAAAATGATGAACCTGGATCATCTGTTGCGTGAGCGTCCGGACTTTGTGTTATCCCGATGGATCAAAGATAGCAAGGTCAATAATCAGTATGGTATTGATCCTAGTACAAAAAGAGAGTGGCTTAAGGTGACAAAACAAAATCTTCGGGAACCGGGATATGTAGAGAAGATTCCTGATATAGAAATGTTAAAAGCCCTGATTCAATTCCGCTTAGATCCCAACTATAACTGCGACCAGACTATTGCCTTTTCATTATGTGAAGTACAAAGTCTGGAAGATAACTATGCAGATGAAGTTGAGGCTAATAAACCGCAGAAAACAACAAGTTTGATGCGTTATCGGAGAGTTAACGGTAAAATTATAAGAAGAGCATGAAAGTAAATCTGAATCCTCCGCTGAAGGAACGAAATGATACGTGGACTGAGGAAACTACAAGACAGATTGGTCATTTGGCTTTGACTGAAGTACGGTCAAGAAAGAATGATGAGATCGCGTTCCGTTATTATAATGGGTTAAACAATAAGAGTGATTTCGAATATCTAACCGAAGCCGGAGATAGGACTTATCCTGCACAGCTTCGTTTTTTTGAGATCATCCGGCCTAAGATTGATATCCAATTAAGCAAGCTTTCCAGAAGGCCACTGAACTATAAATTGATTGCCAATGATAGTGAGAGCCAACGGGAGAAGATGAAAAATAAACTCAAGGAGTACTTTGATATTTTTGATATCAGGATCCAGCTGGCTAAAACAGCAAGCATTCAACGAATACAGGTTATGGAGCAACAGTTATCCCAGATCGATCAGGTCCTTGCCAATCCACCGCAGAACGAAAATGAAATTGCTATCTATACAGAACTGAAACAAATACGGCCACAAGTTGAAATGGCACTTGTTGCCCTTCGTACCCATGAAGAAAATGTGATCCTCCTCCTGGAAGAAGAAGAGGAGAAAATAGAGAATTTCCACAGGTATAACAACATGCATTATGTTGAACGTGGAGGTCAGAAATATATGAAGAAGGCCTTGACTGAAAAAGATGTCATGGCAAAAAGTATTAAGGCTTTCCGTAATCAGTGGGTAACGGGTAAACCTTTGTATTATGTCGATCCGAATCCATTAAATAAATATCCGGATTTTGAAGTCCTTAATCCAATGTTTGTTGTTTGGAGTGGAGGGAACACCAGCGATTATATCCAGGAACAGGATTGGGCTACTTATACGGTGACCATGACGGCCAATCAGATTATCTCGCGGTTTAAATTAAGCAAGACTGATCAGGAAAGGATTGAAAACTACAGTGGTTATTCTACCGGCACTTTTAAGACCAACTTTAATCATGATGCCATTGACAGCTACCGTCATGAATTTAACTACGAATATCAATCTGAAAAGAACTTTTCTTCTTCAAGGATAGATAAACTGATTGATGTAACTTATGTTTACTGGAGGAGTCCGCGTAAGATAATCAGGAAGTTTACCCCTAATAAACATGTTGAAGGAAGTTTCTTTTCTCATTTCATTGATGAAGAGAACGAAGAGGAATTATCACTTCGTGAAGGTGAACGTCTTGAAATGATCTATGTGGATGATATCTACCAGGGAGTATTGATCGGGTCTAATTTTGAAGGTATTGTTACCGCTAATGGGTTAAGGCCTTATCAGGTGGCTGATGTTGATTCATTCAAAAAAGATCTTCCGATACTGGGTTGGTCCTTTAATGATCCAAGTGATGAACCATGGAGTGCTATCTGGTCAACAAAAGATATTCAGGACCTTGTTAATATTCTACGGTTTCAACAGGAACTACTGGTTGTCATATCCGGTGTTAAAGGGATCATCCTTGATAAAGCGCAAATGCCCGATATGCCAGAAGATCAGTGGATCTATGATCGTAAGATGGGGATAACCTGGATTGACTCCCTTAAGAAGACCATGGGTAAATATCCTACCTTCAATCAGTTCACGGCCTATGATGATACCATGAGTCAATCGGTCATGTGGATTGATCAGATATGTGAACGGTTAGAGGATTTTGCAGGGCGTATTATCGGTGTTACACGGCAGGCTACCGGTCAAACCGTTTCTACCGATCAGGTTGGAACTAACCGGATGAGTATTGAACAAAGCGCACTGGTTAGCGAGATTGTCTTCTGGAGGCATTATCATCTTCTTGGGAAAGCCCTGACCCGTTTTATGAATTGTGCAAGAGAGCAAGGATTAACAGATGATGTGATCAGTCAGATCACTTCGGATATGGGAGAGGATATCATTAAGCTGCCATTGGATGTTTTTGATAAACGCAATTTTGATTGTCTGGTGATTAATAATTCTAATGAAGCTCAGGCTATCGATGGCCTTCGTAATCTGGCCGTGGCTGAACGCAGAGCTGGAATTATCAGTCTTTCGGATATGGTAAAAATATTTAAATCTGAAACCCTGGATGAGATAGAATCTACGCTTGAATTTGCCGGTAAGATGGCGATTAAACGTCAGGCAGAAGCACAGAAGAATGCAGAGCAGTTTCAACGCGATCACGAAAATGAACTTAAACAGTTGGAACTTCAGCAGAAGGCAGCAAGCGATAAAATGAAAGACAATATCGATCAACTTCGTTTACAGTTAGATGAGAAACAAGTTAATCTTGAGATGTTGCAGAATATGGAAAAAAATCGGTTGGAAGAGAAAAAACTGCAATCAGACAATTACCTTCGTAGTCAGGATATCGCACTTAAGGCGGTCAATACTCAGAGGGAATATGAAAACGACCAGTTCCGTAACCGATTAGATGCATTGGCTCAACAGATTGGGTCTTTGCTTGAACAAAGAAAGCTCGATATCGAGAAAATAAAAGTTAATAAGTCGAACAGTACAAAAGAGTAAAAAGATGAAAAGAAATTACATTAAAATGGACATTTTGGGTGATCCGGAACCTGGTAGTTTAGGGGATGTATTTAGTCGTCCGGAAGGATCACCAGCTCCGGAATCAATAACCCCTCCGGTTAACGTTGATCCTCCGGTTACGTTTGTTCCTAATCCAGCCTGGAACGTATTAAAAGAAAACTTGGGTATTGATGTGCCGGCCGATCTGAATGCAGAAAATGAATTACAACATCTTGCTGCAGTAACTAAGGGAGTAAAAGCTCCAACTATCCATCCAGCCCTGCAGGATTTAAACCAACGGTTTTCAGATCCTACTTTTAAATATGAAGATTGGCTTACCGAGCAAACAACCCGGCAGAACGTACTTAAGCAGACAGGTAAAGAGTTTATGTCTACCTATCTCAAACTTAAGTACAAGGATAATCCGGAAGAAGAGATCACGGCAGCTATTGATGGATTGGAAAGGGCCGGTACGTTAAACCTGGAGGTCATGAGAGCTAAGGATGATTATAAAAACATGCTTGCTTCTGAAGAACAACAGCGCCAGGCTTTGGTCACGGGTCAACGAACACAACAGATTACCGATACTAATCAGAAGATAGAATCGGACCTTACAAAATTATTTGCAGGAACTCAAAATATTACTGAACTTTACGGTGTCAAAACTAGCAAAGCTGAAATTGACGCTTTTAATAAAACGTTTAGTGAACTTGCAAAAATAAATGATCAGGGAGTAAGTGGATTAAAAAGTCTTTTGCAAAGCGATGAAGACCTCTGGAAATTTGCTTTTTTGGTCATTAATGGAGACGCTAAGATTAAAGAAGCCCTAAACACGGCTAAAGAAGGTACAAAAGCTGAAGTATTAAGAAAAATTCGCGGTACGGTAACCGTTCCATCAAACCAAAAAGTACCTAATCAAAGTTCGCCTAATTTCTCTAACTGGACACTTCCAGCGAGATAAAACTTATCAATATGAGAATTGTTGAACCTGGAACGATAAGAGGTTTCTCTAATGAAACCGTCACATCGAACCATCTGTTACAGGCTGCCGTTTCTACTCCCGAGATCATGCCGCAGGTAGCGACCTTGTTTATGAGTGATACGACACCTTTTTCTTCCCTTCTGGCTAAGAAAGGCCTTACCTCACGTGGTTTATATGCTGGCCTTATGAGTGATACTTACCGCGTGGTTGGTAACCGTAAGGTTATGTGGCCCGTTAAAGGTATCGAAAGAAGGAAGGGAACGATCCTGAGCTATTCAGCTCCGACTACGTCTACTCCTGGTATTAATGGTGAGACCGTCACCCTTTATCTTGATACGAACTGGTTTTCTCCGTATGATGTTCTTGAACTGAAAGACAACCGTACTCTTGTTACTGTTGTTGATGACCAGTTACCCGTTCAGATGGATGATGGCAGCTACCGGTATTATGCACGTCTTAACCGTAAATCAGCTGGTTCGTATATCAATCCCGTTCTGCTGACTGCAGGAAGTGAGATTGGTTTCGGAATGACCAACTTCTACGAGATGTCAGAGACCGGTTATGAGAAATATACCTTTGATAATTGGGCTTATTCTCATATGACCATCCAGAGGATGAAATGGAGTATTTCCGGTACTGCAGCCTCCATGGATACCCGTAAGATCTGGATTGAACATGGTGGTGAATATGCCTGGATGACAGCAGCTGAAGAACAGATGCTTCGTCGTTGGGCTGGTGCCAGGGAATTTCAACTTCTTAACGGCCAGGGAACCGTTGGTGAACATGATGAAGTTTATCTGAAAGACATGAAAGGCCGTGAGATCGTTGCCGGTGATGGTTTATTGAATATCGGTGATGGATCTCTTCGTTTCCCGTATTCCGGACGACTGACCAAAAAGCATATTGAGAATGTCATGGGCAATATGCAGATCATGGCTTCAGCTGATGGACTGCTTGAAATTGTTGCTATCGTAGGTCAGCAATATATGTTCCAGTTTAGTGAACTGATGAAAACCATCGGTGCCAGCTTTGTTGGATCATCCGGACTGACCGAGGGATCAGGATCTGCTAAAGGTATCAATGCCACTTTCTCTTATTATGAACTGAACGGTGTACGGGTCATTCCGATCTGGTACAAATGGTTCAATGATCCTTCCAGGCCCCAGAGAGCAACACGTGATGGTTATATGGCTGAATCCGGTCGTGCAATTTTTGTTTCCCTTGGTCGTACCGATCTTGGAACTAATAATGTTGAACTTCTCGCCCTCAAAGGACGTGAATTCAAGAAAGGAACCGTCAAAGGTATTGATGTAGGTGGAGACAATATGAGCAATTCTGTTGATGGTCAACATACTCATGTATTGTGCGAGACTGGTATCAAATGTGCCAATATGTTCGGGGTTGCTGAAATGTTTATCCCGGTTCGTTAACTCTTTAAAATCCTAAAGAATGATAGAAGAAAAAGATGCCTTAACCGGCAAAGAAAGAAAAGTGACCTTGTTTGCCACTAAGTTAAACTATCGGACCGGAATGGCTTATTACCTGGTTCCGATATGGGATTCCACGCTCAACAAGTTTTTTTATGGTTGGGAAGATGAAGGTGGAAGCAAAGAACAAAAGATTTTATGGAATGCTCTTGGTATCGAAAAAGAGGCGGAACTTCCGGAAATGCAGGTTCCGATCCACCATGGCACCATGCTTAATTTATCCTCACCTAAAGATAAGGCTATTTATTGTCTCTGTTTGATCAATCCCACAGTTGCCCGCAGCCGTAAATCGGTTAATCTTGATAATCATTTGTTTTATATAGTCGATCAGGAAACGGAAGATGTAGAAGAAGTCAACAGCGAAATGAAGATCCTGGATGCTAAAATGGCAATCAAAGATCTTGGGGATATTGCGAAAATGCGTGCTTGTGCTATTTTCCTGGGTGGAATCAATGTTAATGGGTTGAGTCTTACTTCTCTTCAGAACCGTCTGTTTAAGGAAGCAACCATTCGTCCTGATGATATTCTGGAATTTTTTGCCGGCAAGAATCCGAATGCCCTCTTGGTTAAGGAACTTGCTTATTACGATATCATACGGATGAGGCAGGGTGTCTACTATGACGGTGAAGTACGAATTGGTACTTTTCCGGAAGCAGTGGATTTCATGTCTGATCCATCCCACTCCGAAACGGTTAACTCTTTAGGAATACGTTTGATGAATGTTAAGGACCGGAAATAACGTGATATAATGATAACAACCGCTGAAGAAATGATGGTCGCCTTCCTTCATGGCATAAACCGTGAAGATGCTGATGGTGTACCATATGATAAGTTTAATAACTGGATCAACAAAGCTCAGGAAGATTGGCTGACAGAACGTTCGAATCAGTTTGATACCATGCAGAAACGAATTGATGATCTTTTCATCCTTCGGGAGGAAAGAATCATTAATTGCAATGGTAGTAAAACGATAAGTGCCAATATAAGTATCCGGTTGTTGAGTGATGGAAGCGGTACTTTGCAGGTTACGGAAGAACGCTATTTCAATGTTTCGGGTTTAAGTTTTTACAAGAAGGTGGCAAGTGCCGGTGTGATTGATGTGGAAACCGGAGAGGTTACGGGTGCTATTATCGGGGATATCTTCTATGCCCTGATCTCATACTCAGAATTGCCCTCTCCTATCGTTTCTAAGGTCACTATTGGAGCAACGCTTGCTTCTACTCATACCGGAACGAAAGTGGCTCAAACGACAGGATATGCCACATTTTTAACTGACACGTCCTATCCATCCGAAGGATTTGATTCTACTCCGGATGAGTCATTTACGGATTATCGTTTCCTTGTACCTAACGGATTCCCAAATCCGCGGTATTTCCGTTTACTGAATGTCATGTTCCAGATCACTTATGTTGACAATGAACTTTTTGAGGATGGTACCAGTGGATGGCTTAAGGCTAAGATTATGCGCGCAGACCAAAGGGATGCCATTATGCGTAATCCGATCTTTCGTCCATCGGATCAGAAACCTTATTACCGGTTTATCGGTGATTTTATCGAGCTGATAACCGAAAGTACGTCAACACCATTAAAGATGAAGATCGAATATCTGAGATATCCGGTAACCATTCGTTATGTGGAACCTGACAGTGAAGAAACCGCTGTGGACTGTGAATTACATCCAATTCAACAAAAAGAGATCGTTGATTTGGCTATACGTTTATTTATTGAAGCTACAAAGGATCCGCGGTACGAAACGCAGATTGCTGAAACGCAGATCCGAAAACAAAGTGAATAACCCTTTTTAACTCTAAGACAATGAGTGGAGGAAATTTAAATCGTAAGCCGGCACAGGTTCTGATCAATTCCCTGGCATCCGGTGATGTATCGTTAAGTGGAAATATCTTGACGGTCAAACAGTATGGAAATCCAATTGATCTTTCAAAAGTTACTAAATTCACTAAAGTTGATCATGCAGACGGAACCTTGAAGGTCTCGACCCTTGAGGTAAAACCTTTCTATCCTCTGAATGATGATGTTCCTTTCGAGCTGGGTTTCACGGTAAGGCGTGATTATCAGTTCACCGGTAATCCGCAGGAATTTTATGGTCACAGTAAGTTTTACGGTCATTCCGTAGATGGTCTTCTGACTGCAGTAGGCGGATATATCGCTTATCTTGACCGACTAGAATTCGCAGGAGAAATTGTTGATCAGATCAATGGAGATCCAGATGCGGTTGTCAGTGCTCAATTGAAAGTTTATCTTGATTTTACCGGTTCAGGAACGCTGGCAGTAACGGACCTGATGGGAAACTCATTATTGACTTCGCAGACACTTGCAACTGTTGCTGCAGCTGTTACGGCACTTAATACCGCTTTCGGTTCTACCGTAGCTGTTGCCGATAGTACAACGGGTCTTTATCTGACGGTTACTGAAGGTTTGATCATAACAGGAGAATCTGCCAAATGGGATGTTACCCAATCATGGGTTATTGTTACACAGAAAGCCCAGACAGCTCCTTTTACCATTCTGTATAATACACGGGAATTTGTTGAAACCATCACTACTGCCTGGGCTAAAGAGACTATTCCGATTGCTCTGGTTCAACAGACTTTCCCGATCCTTCCTGACATGACCGGATCTTCACCTACCATTCCGATTTCAACTTCTGATTATTCGAAGTATATTTTTACCATCGAACATGATGATGCTGCCGGCCTTACCGGATCAAACCGTAAGGAGACTGCCGAAGAGACCGTTGAATTCTGGATTGTTAAGACTGTTGGTGATGCAACCTATTGGGCCGATACGTTCTTTTATAAACTGTATACCCTTGGGTTATATTCACCGACGACTCTTGCCGTTACTACTCTTGCAGCTACCGGAGCTTCCGGTGTAGGTGCAGGAACCATTGCAGTAACCGACACTCCCGGATTTACCGTTTCAACGGCTAAATTCTATGCAGGTGCAAGTAATACTGGAACGGTGGACGTTTCAACCGGTGTTGTAGCAAATGGAACTGATGCAGATATTTTCTATGCTGAAATCAAGTTCTCGGAATTAAGTTATACGGTAGTCTCGAAGATTACGTGTACGACTTTTGTTGCAGCCGGTGTTACCTTTACCGGAGCCATGCTTACGGCTACCGAGATTCTCGCTTACGAGTTTCTTGGTCGTTGGGATCTTGTTACCGGAGGTACTGGATTGGGTACTCCTGTCCTTCGTGACTTTGGTGCTACCATTGAAACTGAGTACTGGTCATTTGACGCTGCTGCTACAGGTGTCTGTAATCATGTTACGGGTGAGATCACTACCGCGGCTGATAATGCAGATGTCTTAACTTCTGATGTTAAGTATGTTGGGAATTCGGCTGTGTCCGCGTTCAAACATATCTTCGCTGGAGGACAGATCAATAGCCAGACAATCGTTTCCGTCACCGTATAAATGGGCTGAAGCGATCAATAACATAGAGCAAAAGGGGGTGAGGGATTCTATATCCCCCTCCCCCTTTCTTGCTTTAATATCTACGAAAAATGGCAACATTCAAAGAGAAAATAGTTGGTAATATCCTGCAGAAGGTCAGTGCTTTTTTTGAGACTGATGATCTGCGTCTGGATATTGATTGGGTATGGCAACAGGTTATTCAGAACCGGTCTGTTTTTATCGAGAGGCTTTTAAATGAGAAGAAAAGGTTACCTGAGTCTTTTTATTCCAGGATCATCCTTGATGTAACCGAAGATGAAGGGGCACCGGCAGTACCCGATCCTGTTGTTCCCGGATCCGAGAAAGCCATTTATGTAGAGGAACCGATCAGTGGGAAAAAGTTTGCTGAACTTCCTCCGCTATTATCACTTGAAAATAATATCCGGTATGTAGGTACACGTGATCTTGGTAAACAATATACCCGAACAGGACTGAATGATTTTCTTCATCTTGCCGGAAGGGAATGGACTGGAACAGAAATTTTCTATGTAGTCTTTCCTGACCGGTTATTTTTTTCCGGTGAACCTGTTGATGAAAATGGAAATGCCGTAACTAAAGTGTTGGCCTGGGTCCTTCTTGAGAATATCGAGGATGATCCCAACTTTGATGATGATACAGCAATCATACCAGGACATTATCAATCCATGCTTGAAGATTTAATTGTTGATCTTATCTTAAAATATGCAAGAGAAGGTCTTTTGTCTGTTAAGAATGATGCTTCGGATACTAAACCGGAAGAGAGGGAATAAATGGATTATTTTGTAGTCATAACAGAAGGGTTCACCCAAACGATCAGTGGGGTAAAAACGGTTTTCAAGATCAATACTTCTTATCCTTTGGTTGAAGAAGGTAAGGATGTCTACGAAGACGGGATCTGGAATACCTATAATACGATCACCTATAATGAGGTATCGGTAGATATTCCATTTGATAGCAGTGTCGTTATGACGGAAGAAGAGATGGAGAGGATACAGGGTGATGCAACGGACGGGAAAACCCCGGAAGAACGGTTTTACGAGGTTTATTCTGATTTGACGGCTGATTACCTTACTGCCTATGAAGAACGTCTAGGAATCGTTGTAAACCCCTTTGCTGATGTTGACCGTGATCAGTACCAGGACCATGATGAAAGTGGATATGAGGAAGAATAAATACATGCATAATGGGTTATCTGTTGATCTTTTAATGGTCAACCTTTATGATCTGATGAGTCTGAGAAATCCGGTCTTCAAATCACATATGGGGATTCCAAGCTGGAACGAATATTTCAAAGAAGAGATAGGTAAAAGCCAAACCTGGAACACCTATGCCACTAAACGGTTCAAAAAGTCTATCTGGGGTAATTATCTTTGGAGGTTGATCATCAGGACTTTTTTGGAAATGCTCATGCGTGATTTGATCTACGAGAATGATCGATTCTTCTTTTCACATTGGAAGAAGAAACTTTATATGAAAGTTACCGTCCGGGATAATAAGAAGACGGCAGATTATAAGTATAACCCAATGACTGGCGGTGATGATTATGAACCCATCTTTGTTTATGAGAGCCATAATCAACGTATTCAATTAAGGAATTCTTTATACTGGATTAAACTGACCACCAGGTGGAGAAAGAAATTGGACGAACAAACAATTCGATTTAGCTACAACTAATATGGACAATACAAAATATGTGCAAGTAGACGTGATCTATCAACGGTTAACCCAACGGATCAAGAAATGTCAGATCGATTTCTATGATGTAGCCGAATGGTGCACTGACTGTATGATCAATGAGATCGGTTATTCAAAGGACATGTATGAATACCGGGATGTTCTTTTGACCATCAGTGATTACCAGGCGGCTGTACCAACAAATTGTTTCCGGATTGAATGTGTAAAGCGAAATGACCGGATCGTTAACTATATCAATAACGGTGCCTACCTAAATTTTGAATACAATTATACCAACGTGTATATTGATTATTGGGCTATTCCTACTGATGCTGATACGGGTTTACCTGTTGTTCCAAGGGGATATGAAGATGCATGTATGTGGTATTGCCTGAAATCGTTAAACCTGGAAGACTATCTGGAGGGAACCATGGATCAGAACCGATGGAATACAATAAATACTGAACTGGAAGTAGCTAAAGCTAAAGCATTAGCCAATTCTTCGAAACTTGACCGTAATACCCGTATTAAGATGTTGCGGGCCATGCATACCATTTATTTTAATTTCGAAGATGTTTCTGCAAGATGAGCGAGCAACCATCCACTTTCATCCTAAATACTTTTGAAGCCGGCCAGATCTCGGATATCGATCCAACCAAAACAAAGAATAGTTCTTTTGTCGAAGGAGAGAATATCAGGATCTTTGATAAGAGTGGTCATGGCCTGGTCATAACCAACATATCCGGGAATGATTATATAGCTAATGGAACGGTTGCTGATAATGTAGGGTTTACACTATCAGAAGGATTTGTTCCGCTTGGTGGTTGTGTATATAACGGTATCCTGTTTATTGCTTCCTGTAAACTTCTTCCTGTATCAAACCAATCTTATCATACCGGAGAGATCGGTTGTTTTCCTTCTTTGAATGCAGGAGTATGGGAACGTGTTTATAGGCCATTACAGAATTTTGATGATGGTAGTGGAGCCGGAGATTTTACGACCGATCTGTTGAAGTTTTATCCGGATAAGCAGATCGAGATGATCCCATGGGAAGATATAGACGGGAGTATTGATTTGATCTTTACGGATAACACCAATCCTTTAAGGGTTATTAATTGTGGATTTGATCTCGATGGAACGAGTAATTCACGCGTTTATTCAGCTATTCATTTCCCGGGTGCTGTCAGTTGTGTGCTTGGAACAAAGGAAACGATGGGTATAACCAGTCAGACAATCGGTAATGGTGGGAATTTAGGATTTGGAAACTATTTCTTTTTCTTTCGTTATGCCGATGCTTCCTTTAATACTACGAATTTTGTTTGTGAAAGTCGTCCGGTTCAGGTCTACGATGGAGATTTGTCCGTAGGAGGGGCTCAGGGGGCATTAGACGGACGATCTACCAAGAAGGTGACCTTTGCCCTGTCTAATCTGGATCTTGCCTTTAATTACCTTCAAATAGGCTTTATTCGGTTTTTCTCCGGTGAAGATGGTCAGGTCGTTTATGAACATGGATTGATTGATCGGGATATCCCTTTTGATGCAACCACGTTAACATTTGATATTACCGGAACGGAAAGTATACGTGTGATAACCCTGGATGAGATCATTGCCAACCGTCAGGAAGATGATATTGTCAGAACGATTACGGTTGCCGAGAAGAGATTATGGGGTGCATCCTGGAGTGGAAGTCTGACCTATCATGAAAGCATGCTGACCTTTGCTCAACTGGTAACTATCCGGGTACAGGATACTCTGGAGATCGATGCTGAACCTTTTCAGGATCTTGAAGAGACAGCCATAACCCAGGGAAGTGCTACGTCTATGGGTCAATATAAGGATCCGGTCAAGACTGCAGAGAATGCTGGTTATTTCAGGACTGAAGCTTATCCTTTTGCTTTACGGTTTGAACTGATCAACGGATATCTTTCCATGCCGGTACCGATACAGGGATTTGATGGTTGGCAGTATGCACATGATTCTGTAAGCGATACCAACACGAAAGGAATTTTCCGGTTTCCTGGTTATGATACTCATCCTATTTACCGCTTAGATACTACCGATAAGATAAAAGTCCTGGGTGTAAAGATTGATATGTCTGCAGCTATTACAGCGGTTCAGGCAGCTGTCTCAACAGATACTATTTATTGGATGAAGGAAAATGTACGGGCTGTTTATGTGGTCCGCGGAGAAAGATATAAGACTATCGAATATCAGGGTATAGCCGTTAATTGTGCAGCACCGAAAACAAAAGAAGCTGATACGAAAGATTGGTCCATAACACAAGCTTGTTCAATTGGTCCTAATGGATCGGAAGGAATGGACAATGGTCCTGGATCAAATTATGAGTTATCGAATCTTCAAAGTGCTAATTGGGATTCAGGTAACGGTTATCTTCGTCAGGCTTATGGACTGATGAGTGAATCAGCTCAGATCACGGGAAGACCATTCTTTGGTGCAGAAGTATCGGGAGCTGATGAAACGGATATTGATCAAACTTCTTACCAGGATGATGTAGCCATTCCAATCTTCCGGGGATATGCACCTATGCAATACTTAAGTTCGGATACAAGAACGGTTGATAGCATAAAAAGAAATAAGGTCCGGAATTATATGTCTCGATGGTTTTGTGTACGTGAAAAGATAGCTGTCTTCAGTCCGGATTTCATGTTTTCACCCGTTGGTGATGTTTCCGGTATCAAGATGATCTCGAGTGTTGGCAAGACCGTACCTACGCCTACTCAATATGCTGCAGGAGGATTAAGTTCTGCTTATGATCTATGGGCCTATAATGCTCTTAATACCGGATTTGCTGCTTATTATCCAAGGTGGACCATGGCTGAACAAACAGGAGGATTGACGGCTAGTACTCTTACAGATTCGAATATAACGGTTGGAAAAGTAGGAGAGCATGCTGTTAATTCACCACAAAGTCCGGTTCTTCAGATGTGCAATAAAATGAAAGATTTCTGGTCTTCCGATGTGGAAACCATGTTCTATGCTTCCGATGATAATGATGAACAGATCTGGTCCAATCGAAGCATGATCAATCCTAAATTTATTGCGGTCAATCGTTTGGTTGCCGATACCGTTGATCAGAACTTTAATTGTGATATTGTCAATCTATACAATACAACGAATCCTTATGCCCTTGTCATAGAAAATCTCTTCCCTGAACTTTCCAATGTCAAGTATGCCATGATTGGAGAAGGTATTGAATTGGATTGGGATACCATGGTTCCTGCAGATTATGATGAACTGGTCTATTATGGTGGGGATTGTTTTGTTCAACGGACCTATTTTAAGATGCAATCCTGGGCCGGAACTTCCTTTAATGCTGAAGGCTGGGATCACCTTTTCACCTATTCCGAGGATGTAACCGATTTTCATGAAGGAGAAACCGGTTCTTTCTTTACTCATGGAATGATCCTGGGTATCATAACGGAGAATGCCATTAATACGGCTATGCGCGCAATAAAAGATGATCATCTGTATTATCCATATGTGAGAAGTTCAGAAAGTTTTGCTGGCCGGGCCGGAGAAGATCGAAGTGAGAGCTTCTTTATCAATATGGGAAATTCAAAAACCTTAAGTCTTCGTCAATCTTTTGGTTATGATTCCCGTTTTCCGGTGATTGATAAACGAAAGAAGGTGAGAATTCGTTTTTCAGATGAAAGTCAACCTGGAAGTTATTATAATGGTTTCCGTGTTTTCAGGGAAGGAAACAAAAAGGAATTCAATCTTCCGGACGGTGAGATCATGCGGTTACTTGAATTCAATGAAAATATAGTCAGCGTTCAACATCGTGCAATCAATCTCCATTATATCAATGAAAGGCAATTGGCAAATGATCCTGAGAATATGGGTCTTGTCATGGGTAAAGGTGAGATATTGGCCGATAAGGTACGGGCGTTGGCTAATTTTGGTTCTCAACATCAGTGGGCCATAGATGTAAGCGGATATGGGGTAGATGTTAACAGAAGGTTAATTTGGTCTATCTATATTGATGAATCAACCGGTTATACCAAGATTAAAGCCGGCTTATTGTCAGAAGAGAAACTTTGTTCAAAGAAACTCAAGGAAATACTGGATGAATGGTCTCCCAGGGGCGATATTCTGAATACGTTTGGAGATGCCCCGATCAATTCAGAAGGAGTGGCTGTTTATCTCGATCCGTCGACAAGTGAAGTTTATTTTGTTTTCACTTCGAAAAAAGAGAGTGTACCTGTTAATATATCGGATGAAGATCCTATAAATATACCCGAATGATAACTTTCATCAGAATACGATCACGTTATATTTACCGGATGCCGGAAGAAGATCAAAGTCTTACGATAGAACTGTATAATGATCATTCTTTCAATGCAACGGCTGACCTGACGTTCTCCTTACTTAAAAGTGATGGTACCAGTGTTGTTCTTACGGAAACAATGGATGATCAGGTGTTGCCAAAGCTGACTGCATGTACTCTGTATAAAAAGATCGAGATCCCTGCAGGAACCGCTGCAGGAAGTTATTGTATCCTTTGTTCTCTGACTTATTCATACACCAAACATAGCGGAGATGTTATTACGCTGACAAACAGTGGCAAGTCGAGTTCTTTTTCCGTTGTTGCCTTAAGCACGAATAAAGAGATTTATGCTTTCTCCCTGGCCGGCATTTGTGATTGCGTGATTTCCGGAACAACAATAACAGGATCCTGTATGAATGAAACAGTGATCACTTCGGCAATCGCTTTCTTTAGTTATGTTGGAAAAGAGGTTAAGGTTAGTGCGACCGTTCAATCATCCGGTATAACAGCCAATGATTTTACCAATCCGGTTACTTATGCAGTTTATGCCGAAGATGGAAGCCATACTGATTACATCGTTACCATAACAAAGGTTGCAGTCAATCCCTCAATTATTCTGATTAGCGCAAGTCCTGACATATTAAATACCGGCAATATTGTTTATCTGGGTGAAGCGATCAATTATACTTTAAAGGTAAAAAATAACGGTGCTGGTGCTTATGCAGGAACAGAAGGATGCGTTGTTGAACTGGCTTTCAGGAAATCATTGACTTCTTATGGAATGACTCCTTGTCCGATTAATGTACCTATTGCTGCAGGTGCTTCGGTCTATTTATATGGATCCTGGATCATTCCTTATATTTTTGATTGGGGCGATGTGACAACTCCGCAAATCTACAATGTGGATTTTATCCTGAACACATCCATTTCGCGGTTAGTTGAACTACGGAAAAAAGTAGCTATTACCAGGACACTCGTTTTTAATAATAAACTTGGAGTTTTCTCTGGAATAAGGACAAGTGAATCTCCTTTTTATGTTTCTCTCAACAATGATTTTTACAGTGTCTATCGGGATGAATTTGAATTAAGACAGTTCTTTCTTCAGAATGTGAATGATAGTTGTACCGAGTTTGGTAGTGATTATCCGATTGAGTGGTCCTTATCGTTTTATGTGATGGCAGGAACCGAAGAGGTCTTCTTTAAAAATATACAGATCGAGTTTGGAAAGATTGGTGGAGGACTAGCTTACCTGGACTCCATTGAATATACTACCGCTCAACAGAAAGTTGAACAGAATCCGTTTTATTCATCTTCTTATGTAAGCTGGAAACCAGTTTATAAAGACGATAAATGGCATTTACCTGTCAAGTTTGAATATTCGGCTTCTGCTATTATAAAGAACCGGAAACTGAAAGGTACTTACCTTTTGGTTACTTTTAGGGGATCTAATACGGATCCTATTTACATAAGGAGTATTTTAACACGAATTGCTAAAACTTATATCTAATGGCATTTATAGATTATGTATCGGATTTCGGGAAGATGGGAGTCAATAATATACTGGAATCAACAACATTAGGCTTTGCACCCGATAAGTGGAGAATGGACTACAATACCCGTTCCTTTGATAAAATAGGAGGTGGTATCAATACTGCTATGGGGATTGTTGGTCAAACGGCCGCTACCCTTGCTTTAAATGGACTAACTGGTGGTATAGGTGGTACGGTGGCAGAAGCTGGTATAAGTACAACCAAAGGTATGATTACCGAACCAGTAACCAGTATTGATGCTAAAAAAGCTGTTTTAAGCGGATTAGAACCATCATCTCCAGAGGTTGGATCCATGCAGTCAGCTTTACTCGGACCTTCTGGAATCTCCCCTAATGAACATCCTGAGCTTGAGCATAAACCAGGTATCCTGAAAAGAGCAGAAAATTGGTTAGGTGCAGAAGATGTAAATGTTGCTCCACGAACAATAGTCCAGAATGGTGAGATTGTTAAGGTACCGGGAGTATACGATCAAAATGATCTTCTATCTCAATCTCTTACGTCTGATTACAGAAAGAGTCTTATTGCCATGGGTATACAGGGAGCAGGACGGGTTGGAGCCTTGATCTCTAGTTTAAATAAAGATAGACCAACCACGACACGTACAGAAACATCTCCCGAGATCAGCTTTCTTAATCCGGTATCTTCTTTTGCAGCCAATGAGAAAGCAAGGGAAGATGAGATCATCGCATCTGGATTATATACAGCCAGGGAGATGGGATCGTCACCTGAAGGAATTATTGCAGCTGCTTTCCGTAATAGTGGAGATACTGCTTCAAGAGTTAGTCAGATGGTTACCGGCATGGTCAATCAACAAAATGCCATTAATGCTGATATCCGTATGCGTAATGCCGGAATGGTTAATGAAAACAATATCCGTAAGATTGCTTTCGATCAGGCTGAAGCAGATCGTCAGGACGAATTGAATTCTCTCCTTTGGACAACCCTGGGTGATGTTGCCGGTTCTGCCGTAGGAACAAAAACTAATCTGGATCTTGCTAAGTATAAACTTTTTTATAATCGTTAAGTCATGCCATTATTAGACCGGATAAATAATCGTGCATCTCAGATGGGGTTTGGGTCCATCATGGGATTAAGTTTTGATGTTCCTTCTATTCCATCTGTTACAGCTGATCAGATTACTTCTGTTGCAGGGATAAGGCGTGATCCTTCAGAAATGCTTGGTACGGAAGCGCAACAAAAATATTATTCTGCCAACAAAACCAATCTGCAGGCACAAGTGGAGAATATCATTCCTTATTATGGATCGATCACACGGTTTTTGAATTCACCCGAAGGGTATGATTGGAAGAAAAAGTATGAAGAGAACGAGATGAACTTAATGACCATGAGAGAAACATCGAAAGCTCTTAATATGCAGGAGGATCTTATTCAGGGTAGAGGAATAATGAATGATATCTATTTTAATGAGATCGGTCAACCTGAAGAAGTTCTTGATGTCGACAATAAACCTACAGGAAGAAAAAAGACCTATCTTGAAAAGTTACAGGAGATACGGACTCAACCGATGCCGGTAGATCAAAAAGGAAATGTCAAGATGGTTACTCCAGGGATGTTCTGGGCCTATGATCCCAAGACAGCTAACTTATCAATTAACACACGATTAAGTGAAGCAACAAAAAGTGAACGTATTGGAAGCAATTATGTGACGGATGTTAATGGCAAACAAATTAAACTAAGTGAACTCAGTGGAGTAGGAACCGAAGTTGATTGGATGAACGATACAAACATCGATATTGCTAAAAGTGTTTTTGCCGGCTTGTTTGATGTTGATGCGAGCCAGGTTGAATTAGATAAAAACAAGAAATGGTCGGTTCGTGGATTTGATGTTGATAAGTCTGGGATGAGTGCTGACGAAAAAGTTTTGTTAAAGAATCAGTTTTACAGGGCCCAGGAAATGGCTGGTAAGAACGAAAAAGGAGAACCACGATTAAATGATATGAATGACTGGATCGCTAAAAATCTGATGGAACAGGTTGCGGCTGTTAAGTCTACGGATATTAATCGAAATATTCTTGATCTTAGGCCCAAAGGTGGATCAACCGGTGGAGAAGGAGATACTAACCAGTTCTTGAATGATGAAGTTCTTTTTAATGTAGATTATATTACTTCAAAAGCTTCGGAAGACAACACATATAATCCCTATTCAGTTTATAATTATGTTCCGGATGAGAAAGGTAATATGATCCTTAAACAAGGTGGATATCTTGAGGTGCCAACAGCGAAAGGTCCTGTTAATTATCAACTCGGAGCCATGGCAAAACTTCCTGGAGACGAAAGGACTGGATTTGATATTTATCGACCTACTTATGCTTATGGGGAAAAGCAATTTAAAGACCTTCAGAATTTAGCTCCTGAAGGAGTTATTAATTTAGCAACGGGTACAGTTATTCCTACAATGGGAACAACAGCGGTAATTAATACATTAACGCATGCAGGAGTTGGTGCCAGGCGAGTAAAAAAGGATGGTCATATTACGGAACAACTAGATCAGAATAATCCTTCTGCAGTACCTGAGATTGTTGGAACGGCTTATGTAGGTGAAGATGATATCAAGGGAATGCTTGCTCCTACAACTACTGTTTTAACTCCGAAAGGAACGAATAAGGAACTTCTTACTGATATAGCAAAAGATTATGATGAATTTCGGAAAGAAGCTGGAAAAACATTGGGCAGGGAAGAAGCTTTGAAAGAAAGGGATCGACGTCTTTGCTATAAATATGGAAGTGGAGAAGCTAAGACTTATTCAAAGATAGGATTTAACAGTTTTGATGAATTTGTAAAATGGGCTGATGAAGGGGGAATAAAAGATGGGGAAGTTATGGAAGAGAAGGCTTCTAAAAGTGAAACTATTTATTCGTTTAAAGAAACGGGTAAAATTAAGTCTAAAGCGGAACTAGAAGCAATGGGATTAGTCGATGTATCTGATCGATTATCAGATGAACAAAAACTTCGAATAACGGGTACTAAAAATGGTACGGTGTATGAAGTACGATTTTCAGCACCTATACAGACGAGTGAAATTGTAGGAGGCAAATATAGTCCCAGGAACGATGAAGCTTTGGCAGCACCAAATTATCTTGTCCGGAAAGCAATTACAACGAAATAAACGGTTCAAAAATAATCCAACATGAGAGGGTATTCAATCAGTCAGCAGTTAAATCAGGGAAATCTTGTTGCTCCGGCAGAAATTGATCTGTTTAACAGCATGGTTACAAAAGGTATTGATCCTGGTACAGTAGCTAACAATATTACTAGGGAAGATAAACTTGTCCTTAATTCACCGGACTATTACAAACAACAAACTTTTGGAGAACGGGTACCGGATAAGGAGGAATTAAAACAGTTTACGGATGCTTATCAAAAGGTTTCCGATTATTATACCAAATGGAACAGTGCCAAAGAGGTTTTTCCAGATATAACCCAATTGAATAATCAGTTATCTCATGTAACTGATCCTTCTTTAACGATGAGCATTAATTTACCTAACAGTAAATTGATTGCCAATCAGTCCTTCATGACCGCTGGTCCATATGCACAAACTCCGGAATATCTGCTTTCCGATCAAGAACGTGCTACGGCCAACAATTTTTATCTTGAAAAAAAAGGTGATGAAGATATAAGGATTGATGGTACGGTAACTAAAAACATGGCTCGTGGTGGTGAATTCAATTTAGATTATACAGAGAATGGTCCAGTTTGGAGAAAAGGTGATCCCGGAGATGAATTATATGGTAAGATCCGTAAAAGTATTTGGGGTGATCAACGAAGGTTTGGTACTTCTTTAATGGATGGTGTGTATGGCTTCCTTTCAGGGGCAACGGTTGAAACTGCACAAAGTTTTGCTACTGCAGGCAAAGTGATAGATAATTTCATTGCACAGTCCGCTTCAAAAGATAAATTAGATGAAGGATTATCTGATAATTATTGGAACCGAATAATTAATGAACTGGAGGCTATGAAATTCAAGCCTTCAGAAGAAACTCAGCAATATGGTTTTCTTTCTGGCCCCGATGGTTTTTCTCTTCGGGGTTTTGCCTATAATTTTGGTCAGGGATTGGGTATGCTTGCTCCACAGTTTGCTACTGCCGGTCTTGGGTCTGCTGTTGGGTTAGGTGCTAAAGCTCTTTCTGTTCTTGCAGGAGTAGGTACAGTACAAGCAGTCGGAGGGTTTTATGAAGGAGCTCGTGAGGCCGGACTTGATCAGACCTCAGCTGCCAATCTTTCCTTATTAGCTTCTCCAGCTGTCTATCTTACAGAGAAAGCTCTATCGGCTCCATGGATCATGAAGAAATTCGGAGTTGACGCAAAGAATCAGTTTAAGACTTTTACTAAAGATGTCGTTGAAAAGAACCTGGGTAAGGGTGTTGACATGACCCAGGAGGTCAATCAGGCAAAAGCTGTCAAGACTGCCTATGCAAAATTCCTTGAATCCAATAAGGATCTTTTCAAAAAGATAAAAAACGGAGAAGTAGGCTTTGATAAGATCCGTGGGATCAGTGGTGCAGTACGGGAAGGATCGCAGGAAGGATTGGAAGAAAGTTACTATATGGCATTAGAGGGCTTATATGATAAGATATGGGCCGATAAGGACGCTAAAGTAGGAGAAGGGAAGTTTGGTACCCGTTTCGATCAGGAGGGCTTAAAAAGGCTTAAAGAGAACTTTATCGGAGGTGCTATCCTTGGTGGTGTGGTAGATGCTGTTGTCCGAAACCCGAGAAAGAAAGTACAGGAAGAATTTATCCGTCAACGGATGATTGAGAAAGGACCTGATCTGGCCGAAAAAGAATTGTTTGATTTAGGTCAGGAAATGTATCGGGAAGGAATCTTTGGATCTCAGGATATAACCAATGGTGATCAACCGATCTATTCAGATACGAAAGATAATCCTGATGTTGAGGGAATAGAAGTAAAAGAAGATCTTCCGATTATCGGAGGTAAAACGATTAAATCCCAAGCAGATACTAACCTGTATTCATTTCTTAAACAGGTACAAATGGAGGCTCAGCTTGTCCGTGAATCCGGATTGAGTGATATGGGTATGTTGAAATTACTGGAAGGTGACCGGAAAGAATATGGTCAGAATGCTTTTTTCAATGGGATTGGTGTGGCTGGTACAATGCGCGGTATTCGTTCAGAAATTGATAATCTTAACAATCAACTGACTGGCACGTTGGATAAACCCGTCACTCCTGAACAAACTGAAAGTATCAATAAACAGATCAAAGACAAGGAAGATGAATATATCCGGAATAAAAATGTTTATGATTTCCTGGTTAAACCAGAAGAAGGATCGGTATTCAGTCCGGCCATCAACCGGTATGCAAAAGAAACTTTAGCTGAAGGATCCTATGCAAAGAAAAAGATTGATGAATGGTCACATGTTAATCCCAGAGAGAACGAGAAAACACGAAATAAGAAATATGCTGAATACATTAATGAATACCGGCAGAAGAATTACGATATTGGATCTACCACAAAAGCGGTAAAAAGTATTGCTGATTATGTCCGTAAGGTCCAGGATAACATTAAGACCATAGAAGAAACCCGTCAAGCCAATGTTCCGCTTGTTAATGAAAAGATTGCTGCTGTTAAGGGTAAGAAGGATCTTTCTTCCCTACTTAATTCTATCAACGAATTGGTAACAACGGCTTCACAAACAGAGATCCCGATAGGAGAACAAAATACTGTTATTGATCAGGTCCGGCAAACATCAGAGTCTATAACGGGAACTTTAAATGAACAGTTAAATAAGATCAATCCTGAAGCTGCAGGATTATATTCTGCTATACAGACAGGTAATACATCAGAACTTACCCGTATGGATGAGCAACAGAAAAGCCAGGAGATGGAACGGGCCCGTGATGAGGCTTTCAAGTTGTCTGAAGATATCAGCAGGTTAGAAGAAGAAAAGAAGACGCGTACCACGGAAGAAGGAACCGTCGACCTGGATGAGAAGATTGCTGATTTACGCCAGGAGATGGATATGAAGATCCCGGCTATTGAAGAAGAATATTCTATGCCATTGGAAAACCGGATGAAATCCAGGATGAGTAATCTTCTGTCTAAAGAACCGGAATTCAAACAGGTTGCCACTGCACTTGAGGAGTTGAAGAACCTTCCGGAAAAAATGCTTAAGCTTTTTGAACAAAGCAATGCTTCCCTTACCGAACTTAAAAATCAATATGGTGATTTAGTGTTGCCGGCTACCGGACTAACCCGTGATCAACTCTTAAAAATGGATAATGATGGGATCCTGGGAAAAGTAATGACAGCATTTGCAGAAAGCAAGATCAAGGAATATGATGAAGTGATGGCATCGGGTAATGAAGAAAGAAAGAAATCCTATTTCGAGAGGATGTCATCAACGGACCTGGATAAGGATATTGAGATGGCTGAACGCATGAATGAAGCAGGAAGGGTGGGTAACGAGATCATTGAAAATTATCTGAATAACCATCCGGATAAAAATATGAGGGCCCATGTTAGCAATAACGATATTCCGATCAGTAATGAACTCTATACCGGGAAAGGTCAATTAAAGGCGAAATTAGCCGCTAATATCGAAAAGCTTACTCAGATACGGTTAGACTATGAAAAGTATGCAGGATCGGCTAAAATCGAATCTAAGAGGGTTTATTTACGTCATGTCGAACTTACCCGAAGAACCATCAAGTTAATTGTCGATACATTAGCGATACGTGAAATTGGAGTATTGAATGAGCTGGAAAAAATCACTCCACTTACCACAGATGATATTGCACGTGATAAGGATGGTAAATTATTGGAGAAAGAGATCAACGAACGGATTATTGCTGCAGAAAAAGCCATCCTGTCGATTAAGAAGTGGATGTATGCCAATAAAACTCTTTTCACTGCTGATCAGATTATGAAGATCCTGGCACCTTTCCATGCCAATAATCTGACTTATATAGCAGAGAATGATTTTGAAAGATTGGATTTCTTTGATATCGTGGATGGAGGATTAAAACAAGATGATTCCAAGAACAAATTTCTTTTTGTGTCTACGGAGAATTTTCTTGAGACAACATTATCCGCTGATCCTATAGCCGTAGAAAGAGCGATTAAAACGGTTGTCGAGAATGAGCAGAAAAGAACCAGTCCTCCAAGTCATGCACCTACTTTTGAACAATTAACGGCCATACGTCAACTAACCTCTTTTCTGTCTAATGGCAAGATATCTGTTTTGGATCAGATCTTCCAACAGGAAAAAGCAGCCAATGATCAGCGGAATATTGCTAATACCGGAAATGCCGGATATAATCTTCTGACTAAATATAAACCTAACTTCTTTGTCTTACGCGGTGATTATGATGCCGGAAAGACGACAGTTGTTTTCAGGACAGCTCTCGCTGCCTATCAGCAAATGACAGGTAAAAAACCTGTTGTTGGTATTGTTTCGTTGAGTAATGAACTACAAAAGACCTGGTCGGACTCCCTGGGAGATACCGTTAAGGCTACATCGAAATATTTCTTGAACACATCGGCACTTGAAGAAAGTTGGGATGGAGTGGATATCTTAGTTTGGGATGAAGCATCAGGACTTACTAAAGATGATATCCTTCGTATAAAAGAAAAATCTGGTGATACTCCTGTCGTGTTTATCGGAGACTATTCACAGATGGTCTCTTTATCAGAACCACGTCCTGATAAAGTAGTGGCCTTTGAACATGTGGGATTTAAAAGTACTCCTGTAACAACGAATTTTTCATCAGGTCTTCCATTCTTGAAACATCTTGCCAATGCTTACCGGAAACTTTTTTATGGTAATGTAAACTTGGAACTACCTCTTTGTTATGCCAAAGAGATTGATGGGGAAAAATATGGATCAACTTATTATCTGAATACGGACCAGGTTATGGCTGCTTTTCTTGCTGACACGAATGACGATAAAGCCCTTGTGTTTACGACAGCAGAAGCCGCCCAGGAATCTATCAATGCCAATATTGTCAAATATCCTGAACTAATCAATCATCTAGATAAGATTTATATCTCTAATATCGGTATCAAGCAAGATTTAAGATCATTCCCGGTACTTACCGGAGGAAGCGAATATACTTATCATGTAAAGGTGATATCCGGTCTCAGGAAAGACAACGTCTATATGGGAAATGACTTTATGTCGATTAAGGATATTCCCAGTCAAGGTATCGATACGGCAGGAAAAGCTATTTACACCTTAATCGGACGGTCCAGAAATTTTATCGGTCTTATTGCTGATCCAACCAAGAGAGCCAATAGCGAAAAAGAAGTTGTTTTTGGTAATCCTAAAGCAGTAGATGGAGCTTCTTCTTCTGTTGGTGAAACAAAAGCCTACAAAGATCTGATGGTTGTCTGGAAAGATGTAGAATCTGAACCTTCAGAACAACCTATCAAGAAAGAAGAGGTCGAGAAAGACGATTCACCGATTGGTAAAACAGTCAGTATTATAAATAAAGGATCTGACTCTTTTGGTTGTACCATTAAAGTTAAGAAAATAACCCGGAAGACAAGGAAAACAAATGATGGACCGGTAGATTATCGTGAATTTTCCGGAACCGTGGTTGTCGGTAATGACAAGAAAAAAGTTGGAGATACTGTAACGGTATGGGAAAGTAGTACCGATTTCGTAAAAACCGATCAACCCGAACCCGAATTAACGGTTAAACCGATAACCGACAATTTCCTTTCATTATCTAATGGCAGGGTAGTGGTTGGTGGTCTGGTAATGATAGATGGAGTATCTCATGAAGTTACCGGTCTTGGAACATTGGATGGCCGGTTTGTCGTTTTAACCGACAATGGAGTTTATCCGGTAGAAAAAGTTGTTCCTTCCGACAGGATAGTTACTGAACCTATCGATGATCTAAATGCCATTGTTGAGACCAATAAGATAACCTCTAACCTGAGGAAACCTGGTAGTCATGTTGCCTGGGGAACATCTCATACTTTTCTTTCTGATCGTGTTATTTCAGAATATCAACGTGATCAGATCCGTAAACTTAAACGGGTATTGATCGCTTTTTCTCCTTTAACAGATCTGTCAGTTGAAGTATGGCTTAATCATTCCTATATCAATGATAAAACCAATACGGAAATAACCGGTGCAGATTCTGTTGTTGTTAAACTGAACTATACCGATGAGGAGATTGATTCCATTCTTCAAGATATCAATGAAGATACCGAATCTTGGATAATAAAAGATGCTATTCGACTGATTAAACAAGAAGGTTTCTACGATGAATTGAGGGTTTTATCAGCCTTAGATCGGAATGACAGTAATCCAGAAGTGCGTAAAGATCTTAATGACCTGATTGAAAGAGCCCGTACAGAAGGGAAAAAGACTGGAAAAAATCGGATCAACCTGGGTAAAACTTCTGTTATCAATGATGGAGTATTTCCTGGTATATGGCAAACATCAACTGAACCGGCTAATTCAAGAGAACTTATTGACGAACTGAAAGAAATGGGATATACTGTCAGCAGCCAATGGGTCCAGGAAAATGTTTCTTTCAGGGGAAATGATGAAGCTGTTGCCATGGTACGGAAAGTATCCATGAATGGTAAGTTTCATACCTTTCTTATTGGCCGTATGCCAAAATTCATGAAGATGAGTAAAGAAGTGGTTAAAGAAAAACTTCTTCATGATCTTCAGGCCATAAAGAATACTAAGACTTTAGCAGAATTCAATAATCTGATCAATTCAAGTTACCTGATGCAGGTGCTTCTTTATAACCGTTCATCCCTGAGTGGGAAAAGAGGAATTAGCCGGTTAACAAAGATGTTTGCTGACCATGGCATTAATTGGGATTCTAAAGGGGTTAATTTTGGTGAACGCGGTTCTCGTCTATCCAGTCAAAAGGACGTATATGCCGATACCATTAACTGGATGCTTGCGGAATGGGATGGTGCTGATGGTAATATTTTCAGGGAAGACTTGTATATCCCTTCACAGATGAGGGATCGTTCTACCAAGGAGATCATTGATACGGATGATATAGAAGTCAAGTATAACATAAAAGATCCGATTCATGCTCCAAATATGTTTTTCAATCTGGATCCTTTATTTGTTGATCAACAGGGAAAGGTTAACAAAGATGAGAAGATCACTGAAGATGAGTTTGACGGTCCGGATTTATTAATGGAAGAGGAATTTGCCCATGTTTCTCAATTGACAGACAGTGCTTCTATCAAAGAATTGATTGATGAAATTCTTGGAGTCAATAAGAAAGAAGTTCTGATTAATAGTGTTAAGACTTTTAAGAATAAGGCAGGGAGAAACCTTTATGGAAGTTGGTCTTCAAAGAGGATCAGTATCAATGAAGTGAACGGAAGAGTTGAGGTACGTGTAGGCCGGCATGAAGTAGCTCACGATATCTTCAATCTCGGTTTGACAAGTAAGATGAAGAACGCCATCCGCAGGGAATTTGAACAACGAGATGGAACAAATTATTCTCTTACCGAGATCAGTGAAAAGTTAGCTCAGGAGTATGAACGTTTCGGTGACCAACCGATCAAAGGAAGGGATCCCTGGTATACTCCTTCAGGATTGCTCCAGCGAGTACGTGAATTTCTGAATAAAATTCTTTACCGGTTGAACTTATATCGTCCGACTATTGAATCCTTATTTAGGGACATGGAAGAAGGTTTCTATGCCAGGACAAAATATAATAAAGGTATCCGTTGGACTCAATCCGAGTCTATGAACATGGAAGAATCGGAAACAGATGAAGAGTCTGTTGAACAGGAACCGGAAGCTTTACGGGTTGACTACAAAGCGAATTATATTCTTTTAAAGGATACGTTTAGTAACCGGAGAGGCCAAATTGCACGTTTTGTCAGTGCTATGCTTAATTCCAATAGTGTGTTCGATAACAATACTTTCACATTAACAAAAGCGATTGGTCAGTTATCAATAGGTGAAATTGTTTCTAAAGCACGTGAAACAATTAATAAACGGACCAATACTTATAAGGTATTGGTTTCTTCTCGCGGAATGGTTTCTCAGTTATCCAGAGAACAGATGCTCGCGATCAGGAATGAGGAAATTGTTTTTATAGCTAATAACAAAGAAAGAAAGGTTACAGTTCAATCTGCCTGGGAACAGATCCAGTTATCACGAGCTGATGTTTTTGCCGCTACCCTTCAGACTATATTTCCAAATATCAAGATCGATCAGAACTCATTCAAGAAATATTCGGCTATCGACATATTTGATGATTGGGCTAAAACAGATCCTACAAAATATATTGATGATGTTGTTCGTTGGCAATTAAATTCTACTCCACTTCTTTCAAATGATGGTACCTGGGATGGTAAATCCTATATCAAAGGAGAAGTGATGATGAATTACCTTTATAAAGCCAGTTTACGGGCCCGTCAATTCATTGAAAAGGGTAATGTAAAGAATCCTGTATCTGCATTAAGACAATCGCTTTTAACGGAAGCTAAATCAATCAAGGGAAGTACAGATAAAGGAAATACAATCAATTCTTTTGTTCAACGATGGTTGGGAACGGAAGAAGGTTTTCGTAATCCTGCCAATAACCGATCCTTTTATGGGTTCGGTCATGTATTCGGCCAGGAAGTAAATGTTAATGAAAATCCGGAACAACGGATCAAGAGGGATACTCAGTCTATTCAGGTATATGATCTGTTGAACAGTATCCTTTCTTTAACTATGAACACCGGAAACCGTCATCAGACCGATGTGATAGTAAAAAGAACACGTAAAGGGAAAGACCGCTATATCATTCGTCAGGCTTCACTCGAGAATGAAGATGCTGTAAAAGATTTGATCAAAGATTCTGTTATCAACAGGAATTATTCCTGGGGATCGGAAGAGATTCGTAAAGAACAAAAAGATATGGTTCTTGGTGAAAGAAAGATGTATGATATCCAATCAGATGGTATCCTTTATACCAAACATGATCAATCCATACGGATTATTGACTTTAAGGATGGTCAATATACTTTCACCCGCAATAAGGCCGGCAAAATAAATCTTACCAATGATATTCTAACCGAACTGGTCAGTAATCTTGGGTTGGGTAATGTTAACCATGAAGTCTTCCGTGATATTGTGAAGGGAAATGTATCAAAAGATTTTCTTACTTTCTTCAGTACGCGTATTCCTCA